ATCCGTTCGAAGAGCGGGTTCTGGTTGGCAATACCAACGCCAGCGGCTGGCAAATCGACGCGGGGCGGTCGCATCACCCCCGGCGAATGGGAGCGCCGCACCGGGTTGCGGCTGCGGTTCATCTATCGCCGTCGGGGCCCGAGCCTGCTGGTGGCCGAGGGGCGGTTGAACACCAAGGGCCGGGCCGTGGCGTCAAAGTCGAAAACCGGACGCGGCGTGGTGACCGCGCCGATTTTCCTGCTGGTGCCGCAAGTGAAGCTGCGGAAACGGCTGGATCTGGCGCGGGATGCCGTGCGGGCGGCGGACGGTGTTCCGGGGCTGATCGTGGCGAAATGGTTGCCAACCGTGGTGCAATAGGGCTCTCTTGATGGCATGGCTGCCGCTCCAAAGGTTTAGATGAACCAACGTGGAGCATATCAGAACATCATGGCCGACTTACCTAATACTCTAAAGAGAGGCGCTTGATCTAGGTTCTCCTGCGTGTACTGCTGTTTGGCAAGATATGCCACGGGGCATCACCTTCCGGCACATCCAACTCGGCCAGCCAGCCATAGCAGAACGCCTACATCGAGCGATACAACCGCATGGTCCGGCATGAATGGCTTGCCAATACATCATCGAAACCATCAATGAGGCTCAAGCTCACTCCACGCAAAGGCTCTGGACTTACAACAACGACCGCCCCAACATAGGCAAGGGCGGCATCACTCCCGCCCAGATACTGAAAATTGACGCGTAAATTCCTCGAATGCACCCCGCCATAAATGGGGGCTACTACCCAGAGTTTGCGGGAAATCGGAAAACGGCAGATGGCTATATCTGAGCATCTTCGGGGGCATGGCACCCCGATCAACGTAGAGAACTGGCGGCGATACGCCGCGTCACCAGAATTCCGGGCCACGTTCGAATTGATTCTGGATAAGACCCGCCAGCTAAGCGTCCACCCAGGTTCAGAGCACATTATCACCCGGGGCGATGTCGCGGATCTGCTCCATCAGTCACCCAAGGATGGGGTTCACGCTACGATGGTCTGGGGCTATCCACGGGGAAGATTTCCTGGCGGCCGCGGCTTTTCCCGGATCTTCGATAACGCGGAACGACTTGGCGAGCTACTGACAAAGGCGCGCACGGAAAGGCTTCCGGCGGGTCGAATCTGTGAAGTCTTTTCATCCTTCGCAGATCCTGGCGGCGAACGGATCGGCATGGGCCCATCTACTTTTACGAAGCTACTCTACTTCGCGGGCGTCGTAGCTGAGGAGGGTCGCTGTTTGATTTACGACCAGCGTGTTATGCGTTCAATCGTCGGCAATGCCCTGCAGCTTCCTGACGAAATTTGGCGCGAGACCCGGCAGTTGCTTGGTCCGCCGGTCCGGCTCATTCCGCGCGTTCGGCACTGCGCAAGCTATGGGCCTTTCCTTAGCGCCGCGACAGAGCATGCTCGCCGCCATGGTATGACGTCGGATGCTGTGGAGTTGTGGCTGTTCCAGAACGGTCCAGGGCGACAGCCGGCTTACGTCGCTGTCGACCCCTAGCGGCAGTTTGACTGGTCGGGGCGAAGCAGACCGTCTTGACTGCGCCAGACATTCCGTCGGCTTGGCAACCCTAGAATAGTTCGGCTTGCAACCTTCAACACTCGCGAAGCTTCCCTGGGCTTCTGCAGGAATGAGCGTGATGCCCACCACCCGCGAAACCATCCTCACCGCGCTCTCCGCACGGCTGCAGCCGATTGCCGCCCTTGTTCTGCGCGACGAGGTCCTGCCCGAACGAATCCCGGCTGCCGGTCTGATCATTCTGCGCGACGGCCAGCCGGGCGAGCCGGAGGTGACACTGTCGCCCTTTCTTTATCACTACCAGCACCGTGCCGAGTTGGAGGTAGTCGTGCAGACGGGTACCGGCCGGGTCAGCGCATTCGACACCCTAATCGCCAGCATCGGAACCGCGCTGGAAGCCGACCGCACACTTGGCGGGTTCTGCGACTGGATTGAGCCCGAAGCCCCGGCTTCGGTGGACCTGCCTATCGAGGGTGCTGCAGCCTTGAAGGCGGCGGTGATTACCGTCGTGCTGCATTACACCACGACCGGGCCGCTGGCCTGATCAACATATCGCAGCCTAGCGCGATCAGGCCGCGGTCAGTCGCTGCACTCGTCATCTTCCTGGCAAGGCAGGTCACCCAACCACCACAGGAGAAAGACTGCGAAGACGGGCGAGAATAGGAGGCTTACCAGCACCCATCTGAAGGCACTTCGTCCTCTGGCTTCTGCCATCTCGGCGGGCAGCAAGATCAAGACCCATATGGAGACATAGAGGGCGGCAAGACCGATGATCGTGAAGAGAACGCCTTCAATCACACTACAGATCCTCATTCTGACGGAAATCCTCCGGCCGGACCCGTTCAGCAGGTGCCGTAAAAGCCGCCGGAATACCAGCAATATTCGGTAGCGACACCGGCCCGGATCATTTCGGCGGCAATGTCACGACCGTCAGGCAGGAAGCACTGGGCGACATAGCGGCCATAGCGATCCATGTCGAGCACTTGGCAAGTCAGGGTCTCGCCACTGATCATCTGGCGCAGTGTCGCTGTGGCATCTGACCCGCCCGGGTGGTTCCACTCTGGGGCATCAAGCCCCCAGACACGGATCCTGCGCGACTGGCCTTGGAGGGTGAAGGTATCGCCGTCCTGTACTTTGCTGACGCGCGCCTCGAGAACTTAGGCTTGCTCGGCACCCGCGACCGACAGTTGGGAAGAGACAACAAGCCCGGCAAGTGCCACGAAAACCGAGAGAGTGATGCGATAAATCATTGGGGCAGAATGCCTCAGGTGAATTTCGACATCAACCCCGGCACCTGAAATCAACAGCTTGAAAGGATGAACACGATGGCACGAGCCCATGGGGCGCGGGCGCAGATGGCGCTGGCGTTCGAATCTGTTTACGGCACGGCGCCCGCCACGGGGTTCCGGACGGTGCCGTTTGCCAGCACGACGCTTGGCTCGGAACAGCCACTGATTGCGTCAGAGCTTTTGGGCCAGGGGCGCGATCCGCTGACGCCGATCCGGGATGCCGTCACCGCCGATGGCGATGTCGTGGTGCCGATTGATGTCGAAAACCTCGGCTTGTGGCTGAAGGCGGCCTTCGGGGCGCCTGTCACATCGGGCACGACGCCGAAGACCCACACCTTCCAGTCTGGCAACTGGACGCTGCCGAGCATGGCCATCGAGACGGCAATGCCCGAGGTGCCGCGTTATGCGATGTACACCGGCTGCGTTTGTGATCAGCTTTCTTGGCAAATGGCGCGGTCGGGTCTGCTGACGGCAACGGCGCGGTTGGTCGCGCAGGGCGAGAGTGTTGCGGCAGCGACGGCCGCAGGCACGACCACCTCGCTTACCTTACAGCGGTTCGGGCACTTCAACGGGTCCATCACCCGCAACGGTGCTGCCCTTGGCAATATCATCTCGGCCGAAGTGACCTATTCCAACGGCCTTGACCGGATCGAAACCATCCGGAGCGACGGGCGGATCGAGGGCGCAGACCCCGGCATGGCGGCGCTCACCGGACGGATGGAGGTGCGTTTTGCCGACACGACCCTGATCACACAGGCGCTGGATGGAACCCCTTGCGAGTTGGTCTTCGGCTGGAGCCTCGGGGCCAGCGCCAGCTTTACCTTTACGGCACACGCCGTTTATCTGCCGCGCCCTCGGATCGAGATACCCGGGCCGCAAGGCATTCAGGCCACGTTTGATTGGCAGGCGGCCAAGGCTGCAAGCCCCGCCCGCCTGTGCACCGCCGTCCTCGTCAACACCGTTGTAGGATACTGACCATGATTAGACTGAACCTGACAACCACCCCTGCATGGCTGACCCTCGCCCCCGGACTGCGGCTGCTGGCAGCACCCTTGACCACAGCCTTGATGGTCTCCGCCCGTGCCGATCCCGCCATCGAAGTTCTGGCCGAAGGCGCCAGCCAAGAAGCCCTGGCGCTTGCCATGGCAAAGGCCATCGCCCGTCGTGCGGTACTGGATTGGGAGGGTGTTGGCGATGATACGGGCCAGCCCTTGCCCGTCACCCCGGAAGGCATCGACGCCCTCCTGGAAGTCTGGCCGATCTTTGAGGCATTCCAGACGCAGTACGTCGCCAAGGGTCTGATGCTGGATGCCGAAAAAAACGTCTCCGCGCCCTTGCCGAATGGTGCTTCGGCGGGGGCGATCGCTATTGCGCGGCCTGCACACCCTGCGAGGGTCGCGGGGGCAACTGCCCCGACTGCCCCGCAAGACTGAACCGGCCGCAGACACAGGAAAGCTGGCAGGTCTGGGACCTGGTCGGCCGCCTGGGTGGCCAGCTGCGGGTCAGTCCCGGCGCGGTGCTTGGCTGGGACATGGGAGCGGCTTTGGCACGTGCGCGTGCC